CGCCATTATATGTTCTTTTTGTAATACATATAATGTCCGGCACTCTTTCGAGAACCACACTGTCTAAGGCTCCCCGTGAATCCACACCTGGTGGGACGAGCCGCTGTATCTGTAGGCGCCTGCTACATGATACAAAGGAGGTCATCAAGAACGGTCTAAGACTTGTTCGGTTGCGATTCCAACTGCCATGCAGGGAACTACCGGATCTTAAGGTTGAAGATCTTGACAAATACCTCCTCTTTCTTTTGGGAACCGACCGTTCCCCCACCCCTTTCCCCCGGGCCCATCGCGGATGGGACCCCCTCGGGTTTCCTTTGCTTCACCGGCTGGGACGCCGTCAACGATGGGAGTTGGCACACTCGTGTGCCTCTATTAAACGCTCCCTCGTTCTTGACTCCTGCCCGAAGCACCCTCCCCCCTCATCAAAAGCATCGTGGTTCGCTCGTGCCACGACCGACTCTCCCCCTACCAGCTCTCCGGAGTATCTTGCCTTTGCGCGCAAGATCGCCAGAGAGGTCTTTCAGATTGGCTGGGACCGTAAGGTCTATCCCAGCTTCTGCTATTCGTATACTGCCCGCGCTTCAGCTCGGGCCTGCATGATGCAGGCTGACGAGTGGTGGGCAGCTAACTCCTCTTACGAGGAGTTTTTGGCTATAACGATAGCAGGGTCTGCAAGACCTGATATTAGCGACGGCTGGACTCTCCGCTTTAAGGAGATCAAGACAGCTGGGAAGTGTCGGCCGTTGGGCATCCCGACTACGATGTGGGACCGGCTTGGTCCACTCCACAAGGCCATGTACGAACACATGGCTCGGAAATCTTGGCTCCTCAGGGGACCACCAACTGAACGCCGTATACGCGAAGTATGCGTTCATGAGCATCAGGTCTCGATAGACCTGGTCAATGCGACAGACGGGCTTTGTCTAGATGTCGCGGATGCTCTGTTGGGGGTCTGCCTGTCCAAGTCCCGGAGTGTCCCTGGTAACATTAAAGTAGCGGCGCACAGCTCGCTACGTCCCTCAGTTTCGGACGGTAAGTCCCTGAGAGAAGTTACTCACGGTCAGATGATGGGAACCTATCTCTCCTTCCCCCTTCTCTGCCTTCAATCTTACGTAGCCGCGCGCTGGGCTACCCGTAATACCGAGGCCTCGTACTTGGTTAATGGCGATGATACCTTGATATCATCTGTCGACCCCATTGGGGACTATCCAAGTGGCTTCCAGATAAATCGTCGTAAGACGATTTATTCCCGGAATGTGGCAGAGATTAATTCCACGGCTTTTCTAAGAAGTGGATCGGGTTGGAGGATGGTTTCCCATCTTCGTCGAGGGGGGTATCCCAATACCCCGGAGGGTGTCGTTCATGCCGCCGCGGTTTGTCGTAAGGCAGGTCCCTTGTGGATCGATGCCTTCTGCCGCTCCCAGAGGGGGAGTAAACTGCTCTTTAAACCGGAGCATCTTGGTCTGGCTGAGTGTAGGAACCTTTCGGTTTATCAATTGTCACTCAGGCGGGCGGTTAAGACGGGGTATTACCGTAAGGTAGATACTTCCGCCGAGATGTCTGATCGTTACGTTACGACCGATCAGGAGCCGAGTGAGGAGGAAAAGATTGCGTTCCGGCGCGATCTCTTCAACAAAGGTCGCGATCGCTGCCTGCCATTCAAATGGCCTGCCGATCACCTTCAGTCCACTTACCGTTTCGGGTTTGTACGTCCACGTTCCTTCTGGAAGGTGTGTGGGTACAATCCTTTTGCCTTCCCTCGCAAGAAGGAGGTTCGGTTTAAGTGGCTACTCCTCAATGATGGAACGGAGTACTCGCGCAGCGAGTACACAAGAAAGAAAGAAGGAGACGACTTCTGGATCGTCTACCGGGACCCCTATTGAGGGGGCCGTCCCGGCCGCCCGTCCTGCGGGTGGAGTCAGTGAGGTGGGAGGGTCACGCATACTTATTAATGCCTGTGACGTCTCTGTCGTCTAGTACGTTGGCCTACGAGTAATCGTAAGTCCCTTAGTACCTTGGCCTGTGACTAGCTGGAAACGGCGAAAACGTAAGCGCGCTGGGAGGAGGGCGGATGAAAGTGTAAGCGCGCAGGAGGGACAATGAGATGGTTATTGGTGAGGCCTCCGCCCCGACCATGTGAAACCACCCTCAGAATGAACGGTGTCATGACACACGCTTCGTAGAAGGTCGAGGAGTATGGACAGAAACTAATGTCTGACTTACGGCTTAACCTTGCACCTAGAAGTCTGTTGAGCATCGGATGTATGACAAGAAAGTAGCTTATGATGTAGTGCCTGACTCGCATCATACCCT